GGACGATACCTTGTTCATCAGGATTGTGGTCAGAAGGACGTGCTTGATGACGAGTGTCGCCAATCCAGCCGTCTGAGGTGCGATCTCTATCTGGGTAGTTATCATCGACCTGAAGCCTTAACTGTTGCCCAGCTTTGCATAACTTAGGAGTCATGCCAATAAGAGTTTAGCTTCATCGGCTGTGATGCCGAGCTTGACTAGTAGGGCAGCTTTTTGTGCGACCTTGACTTCTTCTGCTGCTAGTCTTTGCTCTTCTTCTAGTTGAGCTTTTTGATATTCTGCATATTCTGCATCAGTCATTTCTCTATCAAGAATCTCATCTGTCTGAACATTGTGGATACGAATTGTTGGCTTTGGCATTAGTTTTCTCCATATAGATCAATAGTTCCTGCGTTAAAATTGCCACCCGAATGAGACACAACTAATGAAGTAATTGCTGTGTTAGTGGTAATACCGCCCGTATAAGTAAAAGCATCATTGTTGCTTCCTGAATCAAACATAACGCCATAGATTTGAGCAGCTTTGTAATTTGTAGATGAAGCATAATTGTCGATAGTAACTACATATACGTTAGCACCGCCTGTAGTGGTGTTTCCACGTCCTACTTGTAAATAACTATCTTTTGAGCCATCAAGTGTTGGAGTTGTATTATTGTATACGCCAGCAAGAGTGGTAATGGTTGTAGTGCCATTTGGAGCTATTCTGAAGAACCCTGCTCCACCTGCATTGGTAATGCCATAAGCAACCGCATACAATCTTTTATAGGTTTGTGGGATTGAGGATAGAGTTACGCTTGCTCCTGTTAATGCTGTGCTTGAAATTAAAGTAAAGCCACCACCTGCTGCGGCAGTAGCCCACTTGAGGCCAGTTGCAGCTGTTGAGTCAGCTTGTAGAACTTGCCCGTTAGTGCCTACTGCAAGGCGAGCATCTGTTGTGGAGTATGTGTAAAGGTCGCCCTTTGTGGTCAAAGGTGAACCTCCACCTACTGAGACCCATGCTGATCCTGAATAATACTGTGTTGCGTTTGTGTCCTTGAGGTATGAAATCATGCCTTCTTGAGGGCTTGTTATAGCAGCAGAACGAGCTGCTGCATCTGCGAATACCATAACAACCTGAGAGGCTAAATAGCCGTTGGCTTGGGCAGCCGTAAGCACGTCTCCAGTTGTAAACTCAATATATCCTAGACCTGCTGCCATTGTTGCTCCTAGTAACTCAAAGTTGATTGTCCGATTATACCGTAGGTACTGCTACCAATAATGAATCCGTCCACTATTGGTTCAAGCGTGGTGATTGTCACGCTCATCTTGTTTGGTGTAATATCCCAAGCAAAGCCCTGCGCTTGAAGAACTTTCTGTATTGTCGAGCCTTGTTCAGTCACGTTTGTGATGTTCAAGTTGTTAAAGTAATCCAAGCCAATCATAGTGTCGGTTGGGACTGCTGGGTCTAAGAGATCAACGGTCATCTCGTCAATGCGGATTGTGGTCTCTTTGCGAGTGTTCACATAGTTCGCTGCTGCCCCTGCTACCTGAGCATCTGTCTCAGCTACAAGGTTCTCCTGTGTCAAAGAATGTGGGAAGTATTTGTCAATAGAAGCCTGAGAGATGACGTTCTGAGCAGTACCGCCTACGCGGTTGAACTTCACATCGTTAATAATCAGCTTGTCATCAAAGGCGTACTTAAGGTTCTTGTATGGGATACCGCTAGTCTGGTTAAAGGCTGTTGCTGTATTGGCTAGAGTGCTAGTGACTTGGCTTCGAGACTTGAAGATTGCAGTACCGTCTGGGCTCATGTAAAACGCGCCTAGACCTTCTGAGAACTCTACGTTCTTTACTGCTTCAAGGGTTGTGCGGATTGTGGCTGGGTCTGCCAGGCATGTTGCATCGCCTGTTGCAATAGATCGCATAGACACAGGCCATTGCACGTCATCAAGAATCTTGCCTATACGTGTGCCTGTTGTCTGCCCTGCTGGAGTTGTAGGCACTGTTCCCACGTTAGCCATCTGTAGAAGGCGGAAGCCGTCAGTGCAGAGGATATCTACATAGGCAGTCTCCTGTCCTTGAGGGAAGGTGTACTTGTAGTCATTGACATAGCCAGAAAATAAGAAGTGCTGGGCTGTTGTAGTTGTAGCTGCGACACGCAACTTACGCAGAGGCACAAGGTAAGGGTAATACGGCGATGATGTGTTCTGTGGGTTGAACGCACCTGTAGGGTCTAAGACTCTGACAATGGCTGTGCCAGCCTCGTAGGTGTCCTTCATAATATTGCGACCACGGCGGATTGAGATTGAATACACGTTAGGAGTTAGATCAACTGTAGGGATAACTACGTCAGATGCACCGAAAGTATTGACGCCGATAACGCCGTTGTCTGGTGATCCTATGACGAATCCTGCCCCGAATGTTGCACCAGAGCTAAAGTCGAAAGTAACCGCTATCTGTGCAGGTAATGCCATTACTCAAAGCCACCAGTTCTACGGTTCACATAAGTCTGGTTGCCAGTAGAAAGGCTTTGCTGCATAAGGTTCTTTGCGATTGTGTTGGTCAAGTCTCCATCGCCAGTAATCTTCAATTCAACCACTACTGGCTGTGCCATGGCTGCTGCAACTACTGGACTGAAGCCACCAGATGCTCCTGCGCCTTGTGAGACTAGCTGAGAGAAAGAGCCAGATGCAGCCATCTCTGAGGGCGTAGGCATCGCTGCTGCTGAGGCTGTAGTGCTTGGCACATTAGGTGCAGTAGTGCCTGTAAGGACGGCTGCTGCCTTGCCTGCTAGGTATGAGAGGTAAGCATCGAGGTACTCGAAAGGGTTCTTAGCATTAGGCAAAGCTGAGAGGAACTTAGCAAGGTTGCCTGTCGAATCTTGTGCAGCAAGAATCTGGTTAGTCAGTCTAGTTGCTAGATCAGAGTTGCCGTTAAGCAAAGCAAGTTGCGCCTGTAGGCGAATCTTATCTTCTTCAGAGAGCTTGCCCTTAAGTGCTGCAACCAACTGAATCTGATCTAAGTCAAAGACTGTGCCAGCCTTCTTGAGTGCGTTCTGCTTCTTCTGCTCGGCTGTTAATGCCTTCTGTGATGTGACTTGCTTCTTGGTAAGTGTTGCTAATTCCTTGGCTCGCTTAGCTGCTGCCGCTTCTGCATCGCGCTGTTGCTTAGTTCTAGCAAAAACTCCAGCAGGTGAAGCAGATCGTGCGCTCTTACCCCTTGCGTCATTACGAGCTTCAATCCCTGCTGCAAATTGACTTATTTTTCCATCAGCACCAGTCAGGCCACCAAATGAAGTAAGGAAATCAAGACCTTTGTAAAGCTTTACAACTGCTCCGATTGCTGTACCTGACGCCTTTGTAATCCCATTAATGCCTTTAGCGATGCTGTCAATGGCTTGTACTGCATCTGCTGTGGAAGTGCCTCCACCTAGTCTTGCAAAGGCATCTACTAGCCCTGCGCCGATTGTTTCCTTAGCGTTCTCACCTGCAAGGGTAAGAGCATCGAGCTTGAAGGAAGTAGTCTCAAGGTAAGCCTGAGCAGAGCCAGCAGACTTAGCAAGGACAATGCCTAGAATCTCATTGAATGATTTGGTTTGTAGTTCTGCTCTGGTAAGCCCTGTGTTGTATTTGATGAGTCCGCGAGTAACTCCTACATAACCCTTGTTCAAATCCTCGACTACTGTGCCAAGTGCTACGCCACTTGCGCGGCTAATCTGAATGGCATTGTTAAGCAGTTCTTGAGACTTAGTTAGTGATCCTGTAGTGGTGAGCAATGACTGGAAGGCTGGGCGTAGAACGTCATCTGCAATAGAGGCAGACTTCTCAAGGTTGCCAATAAAGGTTTCTACATCTGCCTTAAAGAATGAAAGCCCTAGATTATCGACTGCTGTGGCTAATCGCTTGGCTGCTGCTTCATCAGCTGCGAAAGCCTTAACTGCTGCCTTGCCATAGGCAATCATGGCGGTTGCGCCAAGTGTCAAGCCAAGGGTGCGGCCAAGGCTCTTAATTCTCTTATCTAGGCTAGCAACTTGCTTATTAGCTTTGTTGATACCAGTAGCGTCAAGGGTCGTTGCTATCTGAATTGCTAGGTCTGTAGTTGCCATTAGTCTTTAGTCCTTGCTCTAAAAGTTTTGCCGCCTGTTGCTACGTTGGTGAGTGTTACAACCTTGTTGTTAGCGGACTCAATAGCCTTAACAACTGCTGCGGTAGTTTTGCCTTGATCCTCAGCCCAAGCCCTAAACATAAGGCGACCTTTAGTCTTGCGAGTTCTGCGTCCTGCGCTGTTCGATTGCTGTGAATCCACTAGAGGTGGCAACGCATCGATGAATTGACGGCCAGCATTAGGATTGGCGCTGCGGTTAATTTTCTTTCCTGATTCTTGCTGAGTGACGTATTCGCCATTGCGATAAGCAAGAACTTGTCTAGCTGCTGGCTGACCTTCTGGGTTTAGACGGCCAGCAGTTTCATAAATAGCACCAGCAGCTGAACCGTTGAATATGCGAGCAACGCTTCTAAATCCTCGTCTGTTAGGCTTACCTGCTTTGGTTGAATAACCTAAGCCTTTTTTGATGGCGCTAGAATTATAAGCTCGGTTTTCCCAATCGCCCACAGCGTTAGCCCAGCCACTTAAAGGAGCAGCAGCAGGTACGAATCCCTTGGCGCGACTGACTACCTTGCGCAAGTGTCCAGAGATTTCTTTCTGTGTTTCCTTGGCTAAGTCTGGTGCATAATTCTTCAAGGCTTTTCTAAGAGCGACCGCGCCTTGCAGTTCTACTGGCATCGCTTCGCTCCTTTGCTAAATCCTTGAGCACATCTACATGTGCCTTGAACGCCATCGGCGGTAGTTCGACAATGGTTTGGAAGGGAACTCCATACTCGTAACTCAAGCGAGCTGCGAGATAGGTGAGGGAGTTCCGATCTACCCTAAAGGGTCAGACTCTAAGACCTCAACTGACTTGAGAGTCTCAAGGAATGCTTCCCCGAAAGGTTTGACTGTTTCACCCGAACGTCTAATTGCTTCCCAGCACAGCCAGTAAACATCTGACTGCTTCTGATCTTCAATAAGAGCTTTGTGAAAGCCCTTCTTAGCATATTGCTCAAAGCTGTATTCCAGCACCGGAGTTATCTCAAACTCCTGCACTTGTCCATCAGCCCTTGTTACTTTGAGTTTTGCCATGTTAGCCCCTTAGTTAGTTTCTACGATGTTGTTACAGCGATTGTACCGGATACATTGAATGTGATGCTCTGTGTGCTGATGTCAGCGACAGAACCATTGATGTCTGTGGTGTTGTTGATAAGGCAAGTCATTGTGTAAAGAGGGTTTGTTGCAGATGTAGCAGCTGAAGTCTGCTTAACTGTAACTGTGGTGTTTGTTCCCCATACAGCCTGGAGTGTCTGAAGTGTCTCTGATGATGCTGTGTCATTGAGAAAGTCGATTGTGATAGATGAAGCCTCAAGACCTTTAACAAACTTGTGTCCTGAATCACCCATTGCTGTGACTTCAAGTTCATCGAATGAACGATTGATTGTTACTGCTGTAACGTGGTCTGATAGATCAACTGAATTGACTGTCAGTACTACGCCATTGTTTAGAAATACTGCCATTTCAGTTATTCCTCATCTTTCTTAGTAGTTGGTTTTGGTGCTGGTGTTGATGGAGCAACCTGTCCGATTTTCTCCAAGAACTTCTTTTGCTCATCGTGCCAATCTGACATGATTAACTCCATTCCGTAAGCGTACTGATTGCAATGTCGCAAGTCAGTAAATCTCCTGTAGCGATTGACAGGACGCTAGGCGCGCTGACGCTACCTACATTAAATACAATGCTGGAAGCCTCAAGAAGCGCAAAGACGCGAACTACGTCAGCTTCTATTCCAGCAAGGTTGCCCTGGTTATCGAGCAAAGGGACAAGGATTGAAATCGTAAAGTTAGCCATTGGAGCGATTGCTGTGTAGTCATTATTGGTAGGCACGATGTAAGGATCGGCTGGAGTCACAATAACGCTGTTTGCAACAGGCGTGGCAGGTGGGAATGAGAAAACTGAATACAAGGAGTTATCGGTCAAAGCCGATGCGATTGATGTGCGTAGTGTGGTTATCGCTGGCATTAGCCCACCATAGAACGAGGGTCAAGATAAGGCGCAAGCAAGCCGCGAACGCGAGCTACTAGCTGTGAGGACATTGTGTACATGCTGCCCATTGATCCGTCAGGTTGCATACCATTGCCAGAGTTAGTCTGTCGAGCAGTCCAGATAGATACGCAGACCATAAGACTTGCTTCTCTGACTGCCGGAATTGTTGCATAGGTATTCTGTGTTACGCCGGAGACAATGCCATAAGGAACTACCGGGTGATACTCGGACGCTGTGGGGCTGCCGGTCACATCGTAGGTTATAGAGTAATCACCCACAGCAGTAATTGTCTTAGTACCATTAAAGGGAGCTGAATTCTTAGTAACTGTTACTGATTGCCCAATGTAATAAATATCTTTGACTGGCTCATTAAAATAAAGAGTTCCCTCTGTGGTCGTATTGCTGTGAGCTATATTGTAATTCTCGTTCTTCCATAGAAAAGGCAACAAGGCGTCATCAGCTGCATCGCAAACTTCTTGAATCGTGGCGTCTGAATACAGGCTGCCAACGCCAAGTGCTGCTTTAAGTTCTGCAACTGTGGTTGTACTCATTGTTATCCTTTCTAAAGACTCAAGGGGACTGCAAGGGCTCTGGCAGCCCCCTTGAGCGACTTAGTTATTGCGTATAAATCAGGTCTTGTTTACGCCAAACGCTCCCGCACCAATTTTGGTTGCGATTGGGCCATAGCCGTACATTGCTACAAGGATTTCTCCTGA